CAATTCAGTCTTCGCCTTACGAATGTCAGCAAGAGTCTCTCTCATCTCACCAGGTCTACCAGACAGGAAGACTTGATTATCATCAATGGCGTTTGCAATCTCTTTGATACTCCAGTTCTCACCATATCCAATGTTATACATTTCACCCCAGTTATCAAGTTCTTGAAAACTAATCAGTGCATTAGCATCAACAACATCTGATACGTGAATGAAGTCACGACGTTGTTCACCATCACCAAAGATTGTCAGAGGTTCACCCTCATTCTTCATCTTGAGGAACTTACTCACTGCAGGTGCATATGTTCCGACGTGACGTGCTCTCTCACCATACACGTTAGTATAACGAAATGCAACAGTCTTCATACCATGGAGACCATGATATGCTTTGACCATCTGTTCACCACACAACTTACCAATTGCATACGCATTGAGAGGATCTTCCCTCATCACTTCCTTGTTAGGAATAGGATTCTTATTACCATATGCAGCTGACGTTGAAGAATAGATAAACTTCTCGACACCATTTTGTCGTGATGCTTCAAGAACATTTACAGTTCCCATCACCTGAGTTTCCATAGTGGGAATAGGATTATCCACTGATGCCTGAACACTTGCCTTTGCAGCAAGGTGATAAACATAATCAACACCCTTGAATTTGTCAACGATATGATGAAAGTTAGTGATGTCTACAGGATAATTTTCCGCATGTTTGTTCCAATGATAATCATCATGACCATCAGAGGATTCATTGTCGATGACGATTACTCTATGACCCATGTCAAGGAGTTTATCGACCAGGTGACTTCCAATAAATCCAGCTCCACCTGTTACAAGTGATGTTCTCATAGTTTTTCAAAAATCCTATTCTTAAAAGATTCCTCTACGTTCGGTGGTTCGGGGATAATGACTCTTGACTTACAGTCACCCAACCACCATGCAACTTCAGCAAAGGTTGATGCATACGTCCCTACAATAGTATCACAACGTGACAACAACATCAAGTCAATCATCGCATCGACGTTGGCTTGTGTCGAATGATTGTGACCAGACTCTGCAAGGTGTGGATGATTAAACCTGTCTTGGGTATGAGTGATGATACGATCACCAAACTCATCCTCAATCTGTTTCAATACATCTTTGTTGTCACCACACAAGAAAATCTTTTGACTTTCATCAAGTCTATCAATTGCATCGATGAACAATTGGTTGTCATGCCAACGGTGTCGATCACAATACCAGGACCTAATATGTAGTCCGATAGTAGGACCCCAGTCTTTGGTGAAGTCATCAACATAATCAACGATGTCTTGGTTGATCTTCAAATAGGAAAACGCTTTCTTAAATTTGTTAATGAAATACTCTGGTGTCTTCTCATAAAGAAGATCAATATATTTGTACTCCTCACAGTGTTTTCTCTCGTAATCTGCGAAATCAAATCTCCAATGATCATACCCAGGATATGCTCTGACTTGTTCGTCGGTGGCCAGGTCAATACTGTCAAAGATATAAGTGTCTGCCTCTTTGACGGTCAAAGCCTGTTTGAATGTGGTCAGAATTGATACATATGTTTTAATTCTATTTGCAAGACCAGGTGATCCTACGTTTACTGCAATTTCAATCATGCCTTAATTACCTCCCATGACTCGGGGATCAGGTCCTGTGTACTGATATGTTGTAGACCACTACCATACCATGGATCAGGAGCAATGACACGTTTTTCTTTATTCTGTGACAGATATGCGGCCCACCATGAGAACGTGGAGTTTGAAATGATGTGGTCAGAACACTTGGACAAGAGACACATATCAAAGTGTGACTTATCTACATCAACAGTGATGTCATTGAAGTAAAAATTATCACCCTTGAATACATCCTGTTCCTTACACAATTCCAGATTGTTAGAACAAATAATGTAGGGTCTATCCTTACCCACCATCTCGATTGCTTTCTCCCAGTATTCCCAGGGAAGATTACGGTGATTGTTTGATGCACCAGGATAATCAAAATGGTTGTTATATTCTCTCACACAAATAGATACAGGACTCTCACTCAAGATGTCTCCCCATTTGTAATCAACCGCATTGATAACTGGATCTTTGAATCGAAAGTCCCACTTCAGTTGTCTCCATGCATCTTTAAAATACTTGTCACTCTGAAAGTATCCATTGAGATGGATATGATTGGGACAATGGTCATATAGTTCCTGACAGAACTCATGAGAGTCATGAAGTTCTACCTCATCACCATCGATCAGTCCGAACCTACCACCACAGTGTAACATCTCAAAACAGTTACTCAGTTCTGTGTCTTCAGGAATAACAAAATCATATCCACGGTTCTTTGCAATACCGACCATCGCGGCATACTGGAACATCTGATTACCAATCCTTCCGTTCCGTCCCAGGTTGTTCATACCGATGGTCATAATCTAATCTCCTTGTTTTGTTCTGCGAGTGTTGTGTCAGTTATATCACCCACGTCAAGTGAGTAGAAGGTGTGCCAACCTCTGGCGTTGGCTGCGTACCAGTTATTTAAAGCACCTCTGGTCATCTTGATCTTCTCCCAGAACTCACGAGATTGAATCTGGTAGTGATTGTTTAGGATCTCAGGATCATCTGGTCTCCCAACAAATGAGAGGTTGATTGTAGGACCACTCGTAAAGATCTTGTGAATATTGAAGTTGGTAACACCAAACTTTGTATTTGCAATCTGTTTCGGTGCCCAGAGATTAAACCACTCGGGTTCCTCTTGTCCAGATCCCGCACATCGTGATCGGTGGGTCATCCATACCCTATCCCCGAACTTTGCACGAGATGTAAAATTCTTAACGAGACCACCAGGAGGATGGTAAAGATGGTCGTTACTATTAAACCATACCCAGTTGGTTTCAACGGTCCCATAGTTTTCGTACTTCCGTAAGACTTCCTTGAGGTCTTTTGTCTTCGGACTATATAGAAATTCGTCTAGATCGATTTGAGCAATCCATTGAGTTTCGTTACAGATGGGTAAGAAGAATTTGTTGTTAACATCAGTCTGTCTTCCCGTATATTTCTCAGTGATGTCGTTCTGAAAGAGAGTAACGAAACCTTCACTAATGAAAGGTTCAAGAATGGATATGTACTCATCATCACTAAAGTCGTTGACCAGATAGATGTGATCAACACCATGATGTTTGTAATGTAGAACCCACTCTTTAAGATTCCAACTTTCATTCTTGAATACTGATGCTACTGATAGGTAGTGTTTCATAATGTGATACCGTGTTTCTTCCTACAATATTCAAATTCTTTCTCAATCTCTTCTGATGTCCTGGTGGATATAATATTGTCTACGTTATTGACTCTTTGAGTGACTAGAATATCACTTAGATAAACACCATCACCATACTTACTTCTCAAACTGTGATAGAAGTCGATGTCCAGGAGACCAAACGTATTGGGATCCCATCGTACCTTCATGTTTTTATTACGATATGAGATGACAGACGTACCACTCATGGTGTTGTTACCTCTTGCCTTCAACATTCTATCATTCCATCTTGGAACAATGGGAGTATCGAAAGTCTTACCATCATCTCTGGTGTGGTTTGTCCCACATACCAACCACATTTTATCTGACTTCATCAAAGCATCGTATGTCAATTGCAGTGCGTCATTAGAGTAGAAGAAGTCATCCATGTAGATAAGTTTAACCACCTCACCAGTACAATATCCCATGGCATTGTTGGTGTTAAGAGCAGCATTACCCCTTCCTTTCTTGTTCCTGATATATCTTACATTCAAATCGAATATGTTATCAAGACAGAACTCCATGATCTTTCCGTCTTTACTCTGATCAGATACAATAATCTCAACATCTTTCAACGTTTGAGATTTGATTGTTCTGAACAAGTCACTCAAAAAACGAACACCCCTACCATTGTATTCGTAGGTAGGGATAGCAATCGACATCTTCATATTAAGTCTCTACATAATGTGCTCTAAATCTATCGACGGCAGTGTTTGATAATTCTGTCAGATAGTATACTGCAAAACTCTTTCTTGCTTTACCTGGTGGACAATTGAGTTTACTTGGAACTCCGTGCCAAGAGTTTTGTGTGGTGTCAAAGAACACAGCTCTGTTGAACTTTGCTTCGATTGATTTGACACAGTGACCAGGTTTGTTTTTGTCAGGATCATGTGACCACAGTTCAAGGTCACCACCCCAGTCACTTTGATATCCCTCTTCAAGATACAGAATCAGATTGATCTTTCTCTGAAGATTCATCTTGGGGTGAATCGAATAGTCAAGGTGGACTGACAAGTTACCACCCTGAGTATGCATGTGCCAACCACCGCCATGAAGACCAATATCGGGATACAGGGGTTCACACCCTGTCATCTTGGATACTCTGTCGGTAAATTCATCTGACAGGAGATTGAAGAATGTCTTATATGTCAGAGGTGGGAACCTATCCCACTTATTACAAATCTTCTTCTTGGCAATCCAACCATCGTAACCAACCCATTCTTCCTCTTCATAGTTAAGGAATTGTTGACTGATGTCCTTAGCTACATTGTAGTCAAGGAAGTTGTCAACAATCCAATAGTCGAAGGGGTTGTTACCATGTTCACTAACTTCTAAGTTGAAGTTCAGTTTTTCCATACCTTGACTCCACCATTCAGACCGTCTTCGTAGATCTCGAAACGGTATCCATGTTTGTCCAACCACTCACGGAATGCCTTTCTCTCGTGGTGATCGTAGTCAGGTTCATGACCATGCCAGTCATCAAAACGGAAGTAGAGTTCATCCCACTCACACTTATCAATGAACTTAAACGCGGAAACAGTCGGTTCATAGATATCCAGGTCAATGTGGATTGCACCAACCTTACCGATACCAAAGTCAGATGGTTCTTTGTCAACCATATCATGAACATCTTCGACAAAGATCTTGATGTTAGGTGATACGGAGCACTTCTTCTTCACATCCTCAACAGTCTTGGGAATCCAAACATACTGTGGATCACCAATACGGAATGCACCCTCCGACCATCCAGCATAAGATGGAGTGGGT